AGGTCGGCAGTGTCAAACTCTTCCTCGTAAAAGCGCGGAGCCCACGAAAGAGCAACTAGCAATTCTGCTAAGAGCCTTCGGTGAGTTCCGCGTGGGTAGGGTTTTCAATTTCCTCAGCAACCACCTCAACGGCATCGAGCTTTGCAATGAACTTGTCAAACTCTCCCGGCACGACGATCTTAGCTTGCTTGGATGCTTCCCACGCTAAGAACGCGAGATCCTCGACACCGATACCGTTTGCCATGTCTGACGCTTTACGCTTGAACCTTCGTTCCCATGCAACCAGTGTCACCAGATTGGTGGTCACTTCGTAGGGTTCTTTGCCTGCTTCTGTCACCTTTAGGTGCAGCTTCATTTCTTCTCGCTTTCGTGTCGGACCGATGTGCGGTCAGTTATTAGCTTTCGTCTGAAGTGTAAACACCGCCGTTGAAAACCACCGAAATGGTTCCAAGAGCTCCGAGGCTGTTTACGATTGGCAACGCAGCCAAGAAAGTTCCCGTGAAGGTTAGACCCGGATTAGTTGCAGAGTCGGCTCCGACTGCAGGTTTTACGATCACAGTCGTTGAAGTGCCGACCAGACTCTTGAGCGTTGCCCAAGTTTCGGTCGCTGCGAAGCTTGCGTAAAAGTCGAGTGTGACTGAGTGTGATCCGAGTCCTGACACATACTTGCGTGATGTGTCGCCGAAAGCGGTTGCTTCGAGCTGGTCGTAGTTGATGTTCACGGTCGCGCCGGTGCACTGATCGCTGAGATCAACGCTATTGACGGTAACTACTGGTGACGAGAGATAGGTGCTGGTTGCCATGATTACTCCTTGGATGCTTTCTTAGGTTTAGTTTTAGCAGGTTTTTCTTCTTCTGTGGTTGATACTTCGGCGCGCACAATGAACCCACCAGCCAGCAAAGCATCAATGTTGATGCCATCCTTCGGTGTGTATTCCTCGCCGATCTTGCCGAGTTTCTCAGAAGCGATCAAGAAGCTCATGCGGTTTGCGCCTGGACTTCAATCATCATTTCGTATGCCGGCAGGACTACGCCACCGACATCCACGCTTGTAGGCGAGCCTGATGTTGCTCCGACATTGGCGGTCATGACTGACGCTGCCATGTTGAGGATGTTGCCTAGCGCGTCCGAGTTGCCCGGACCCATTGAGATGATCTGGACGGGGAAGGTCATCTTTGCGATGTTGTAGTTCCACATCGTGAACGATGGCGCATTGATGAAGACGCATGGTGGCCTGAGATTGCGTGGATCGGACACGACTGGCAAGGATGTTGCCGTGGCTAGTTTCGTCGCCAACGCGCTCATCGCATTGTTGAAGAGGTCGGTGTAGTTGGAGACTGTCATGCCACAGCTGGACGATCAATGCCGAGGAGTTGTTTGATCTGACCGTTCATTCCGACGACTGGTGTCTGGCCCATGTCTTGAAAGCTTGAGAAAACATCCACCGTTCCACGGCTCTTGTACAACATTCCTGCATACATCACCGTTCCCAAATAGACATCTGTCGATGGCACCGTCGTGAGTGAATCGAGATACCCGGCCTCATATCGTCTGCGATAGCAGAACGCATTCGAAGCTGCAGCGCAAGTTGTTACGAAAGCCTGATCGCCAGCTGACGCGACGGAGATGCCGAGCCAGTCAAGGACATTCTGCTGAGTGATCCAAGTGCATGTTGCCGGGGTCCATGTAACTGATCCGGATGCCAGTTGGCGTGGCACATCATCAGCGGTCTTCTGATAGCAAACTTGATTCGCCAATGGAACGAGCGGATCAAGAATGAGATCGCCTTGGTCATCAACACTTGTGAGCAAGTATTGGGGCAAAGCATAGACAGTGATGTTTGTGCCGTTGAATGTTGCATCAACGCCAGCGACAGTGATACTCCAACCGACCTCAAGCTCCGCTGGTGTGAGGAGCTCAAGGACGGCGAAGTTATCGACTAGATACTTTTGCTTGACTTGATATGTTGCCATGAGCGGATGCTCCGCTCTCGACTAAGCCTGTGCGATTTTGCAGAACTTCGTTGCGTCCAGCATCTTCGAAGCGAAGTACCCTCTATAGGCCAGCTGGGTCGAGAGGCTTGCAGGCTGGAGCAACTGTACGGCTCCCTTGTTCTGCTCCCAGTTCTCGAATGCACCAGTCGCAGCTGCACCGACGATGCAGGTCTTCGCTGCAAAGTTGGTATCTACTACGAGACGCAAACCGAACACGACGCTGTCGCGCGTTCCCGGAGTCATCGAACCGAATGCGTTCATCGGGCCCACCTGTGGGAACAATGGACGATCCGATGTGTCTGACAAGGTTCCGAGCTGTGCGTACACATCTGGTGACACGAACAAGTGATCTGGCATGTAGTTGCCTTGAGCCAAGATCGTCACTGATGCTGCATAAACTTTTGCAACCCAGTCAGCAGGATCGGTTACAGCCACATTGCCTGTGGTCTGTGTGGTCTCCGAACGGAGAAGATCTGCAGCCACATTGTCAGTCGCAAGCGCGTATTGCTTTTGCATGTCTTCAAGCAACGCTCCAAGAACTTCTGGCGATGACCAATCAACTGAAGCTTCTGAAAGCTCTACATAACCACCATAGATTCCCTTGGTGATCTGCACATCGTTCACCACAAAAGTGCCAGCAGTGATCGTTGCGTTTTCAGTTTGTGGTCCACCGATGCTTGTGTTCGTGGTGATTACCGGACGGATGAAAACTTTGCCCGATTGTGGCATTGCGCGAACGCCGATCGCATCAACGACAGGGCGCAATCCTCGAAGCCCAGAATAGATAGGTCCAAGAATTGGCATTGGCATGATGCCATCCAAATCAGAGGTGACCACATCTGGCGCTGCAGCGCGGATCTTTGCGTTCATTTCTGCTGCAACTGCTCCGCCTTGCATCTGTGCTGAAATCCACTCGCCAGCTGATGGCATAGCGAACTCTTTGCGAGGCTGTGCGAAGAGTGTTTGTGTAATAGGTGCTGCCTCAACTACTGCTGGGGCTGGTGTTGCTTCTGACATTTCTTGCTCCTGTTCTGGGATTACTTCTTCAGTATTGCTTATTTCTTCTTCTTCTTGGTGGATACTTGCAGCGACATCAAGGATCGGTGCATCGAATGCGCCGTGTGGCACGACCGAGAGCTCCATCCACTTGCTCGCTGTGATTACCATGACACCGTTCTTGTCGTACTTGAACTTGACTGGCTCCACTCCGACGGACACATCCGAGAGGGCTCCGGCAGCTGCGAGCACCAATGCTTCCGAGCCGAGAACGGTCTCTGCGACCTTGGCTGAGAAGAGCATTCCTTCTTCTGTTTCCACGCGCTCGGTTACGGTTCCGATCACTTTGGTTGCATCGTGATACATGAAGAGCTTTGGTGCTGGGCCATCTGATGGCAAAGAGCCAGGAGCAAACATGACGCGAGTTCCGTCGCTGACGATTGCTTCTGTGTTGTAGCGGACAGCGATTCCGCTGATCGTGCGTCGTGGCTGTTCGCCTTGCGCTGCATCAATCGTGAACTGGCCTGCGTGAAGTTTCAACATAGTGGCGACTTTATCCGATCAGCTTGCGCCCATAGTGGATTGATCTGGCATCTCAACTTCTTCCATGTCTCCGCCCATGTAAGTCTCCGACAAGAAATCATCGATATCGAACTTGACATAGGTTCCGCGTGGAAGATTGTTGTCGCTTGACAAGGTTTGCGTGATGCAGTCTGCGATCGGTTTGCATGCGTATTGCCAGAGATCCATGCGTGATTGCTGGGATGACTGGTAACTGTACGCGCCAATGCTCACGGATAAAAGGTAACTTGGGACCCCCAAGAGCCTGCCGAGGTCACGACTGCTGTAATCAGCCGAGTCAATCAGAAGCATCTTGTCCGGTGTCGCATTGGTTTCGGTGTAGCTAAGGAACTCATTGAGTGCTGCAGTCTGATTAGTTGAACGCGCAAGATTGAACTGTGCAGCAAGGTCTGCGAGCTCTTGACCGCTGAGTGGTTCTCCGCCAGTCTGCTTCAGTACGCCGGCAGGAATTGCTGAGGATGCGTTTCGCATGCGCGCTTCTTCAATGCGGATAGCGGTTTCTGCTGGACGACGACCAGTGAAGAGAATGCCTTGCATTGGGCTGATGAACTGGATGAGATCGCGTGAGTCAATTTCCATTCCGTTGAATAGCACTTTGTTTGATGGCGCGAAGTACACAGGACCGCCTTGGTCAAGTGTCTGCACCATTGCTGCAGGAAGTCTGGTGTAGCTCGAAGGATAAAGATCGCTAGTCCTCTCGGTCACATAGAGGTAGGCGCGACCCCAGAAGATGAGGTCATCGGCTAACCAGCTGAGGAGCGTGGAGTTCGGAATGCTTTTGTCCATGCGCGCAAGCCATGCACGCGGAGCTAATGGAACTTCTTCCATGTCGTCGCCGTTCCACATCTCGCGGTACATCTCAAGCTTGAGTCCTGAGATCGTGGTGCAGATCAAGTCTCTTGCACGCGCAATGACAGCCAAGCTCATCATCCGCTCACGCCCGGTCCCGTTTTGATACGAGATGTAATTATCAACTTGGGATGCACCAGCGTTAGATCCACCGACTGCAGCAGTGATCTCTATAGCGCCGTATTCAGTAGCGATTGCTGGTTTGTTCACGCGGTTGAATAATCCCATGTCTTTACTCTTTCATAGTTTTCTGGTGGAGTCGTGCATCGGGGGACCTTCTCCGACGAAAGGGTGACACACGACTCCGCGCGTATCTTAGTTGGCAACGACGACGAGCTGTGGCTTCCCACGCGAGTGACGGTTGCCGGCAACGATTGCGCTTGAGAAGATCATCGTCCTGCAGAGTTCAATCGGTCCGGGCGAACGCTGTGAGCTGACAGCGATGGAGCCTTGTGTGCGAACACTGACCGCGCGAACGACATGCTCTGCTAAGGCCATCTCGCCAGTGTGCACGATCTGCTTCTCACGGATCAATCCTTGGACTGCTGGAGTCCACTTCAAGATCTCTGCATAGCCGACAACGACGCGACGAGATTCGAAAGCTGGTGGACATTGCAGATCCACGGTCGGTGTGAATGCAAACTTGACCGAATGATCTTTGGCTAGTTCGCGCACATGTTCCCAGAGCTTTGTTTGTGTGTCGCAAGTGAACGCGACTGTGACCCCGATCCGACCGTCCGGCATGAGCACCGATCTGGTGGCGTAATAGTGAGAGTCGTTGAAGTCCACTTCTACCGCGACCACTCCGCCAGCTGGAAGAGGGCCTTCAATGGCGAGCTGACTCCAGATGCCCTGTGGGATCCACGATCGGTCGGTTGCTATCCAAAGGTTCACGCTGCTTCTCAAGAAGGATGCGCGATCGGGGAGCTGTGATTCAGATTCAATCGTGGACATCTCCAGCGTTTTTCCGAGTGCTGGGTTTGAGTAGCACCATGCGACTGGGCTCATCGGATCGAGATCGGGCGGTGGGCTCCATTCACGGAAGTGAAAGTTTGTTGGCTCATGCGTGTCAATCAGACGGAGACCCATCTCTCGATATCTCATCATGACCTTGGATTCTTCTGTGCCGGCAGTGGACCACATGCTGAGAAGAGGGAAGCGTCGTGCGCGCATAGTCGGCGTAATGCCACCATCAATCACTTCTTCATCAATTCCCCACACCTCGTCCACCAGCGCCAGGTCCACCGAAAGACCGTGCGCTGCATTCGGCTTTGCGGAACGGACGAGAAGCTTGGATCCATCCGGCAACTTCGCTGCAAGACGACCATAGGAGCGCGTGAGCTTCGCATCAAAGTACTGCTCAAGGATGTCAGCAATTTCTTCATAGATTCCTGCAGCGCTGTCAAGACGATGAGCCATCAAAAGCACGGTCTGCTTCTCACCGCGAATCTTTGGCATCTCAGTTAGCCACCAGCCAGCCAAAGCGCGCAAGGCCACGCTCTTGCCCTGCTGACGCGCACAACTCACAAGAGAGCTTCGAGTGACCAACTCAATGCCGGCATCATCCGAGAATCCCAGCTGGTCGGCAAGTGCTGTGATCTGCCACTCCATGAGATTTACAGACATGAACTTGCGTGCCCACTCCACCACAGCCCACACATGCGATCCCTGCTGATCTGGGCTGATCGTTGCCAGTCTCGGCTGGTCGTGACCGGTCAGCGCCAGTTCGGGCTGGTCGTCGTCGTTCG